AACACCTTCACCTCGGAATAGCATGTGCGTAACTTGGTATTCAGGGGTGTTTACCAGAGCGGTCTGTGCACATATCGCGCTTGGAAGTATCAGAAACGTGACCATTGCAATGGCCTGTAGAAGTCTCTTCATGTCATTGATCCTTTATATCATTTAGACGTATTGTTGCATCGACAGCCGCGTCTAAGTCTTCTCGCGACTCACTGATACTTATGCAAGACCATAGTTGATCAAAAGAAACGCCCGAGAAGTAGGCGTTTCCAACTGATGATAGAATGTAGTCGAAGTCTTCGATGTCGGGATCGTTCATGCGGCCTCAACCTCATTTTCGACAACTTCAATAACGGTCGGGCGAGAAACAATGTTCTGACGCTCGCCCTTGTATTCTTCATGGGCCTTGATGGTGACCTTGGCCTTGTAATACTTGCCTTCTTCCCAGCACTTGCTGCCCTTGTAGACGAACTTATTGCCGTGACGATCAACGCAAATGTTCATGAAGATCAGGCCGTAGTAACCTTCGAAAGTAAGAACCTTGTCACACCGAAGGAAAACCTCCATGCGCTTTCCGACCTTGCCGACATAAGACATAGCCTCAAGCTTTTCAGCGCGCTTGGCCTCCTTCTCGGCCTCTTCTGCTTCCCACTTGGCGAACAGGTCGCGCTCATTGGCGATATCAGTGAACTTCTGGACAAGGGCCTGCGAGACGGGGTTCTCAGCATCTTGCTTGATCCACCACCGAATGTAGCCCTCGTCAAGGTCTTCGATTTTGCTTCCCTTATGCTTACCAAAGGGCATGATGCCATTGTTGATCATGGCAAGCTGGCTGCGCATCCAAGGCTTGATCTTGTCGCCCCAGACATCCAGTTCGAAGTTCGTGGCCTGAAGGTTGGCTTTAGTGCCAATCATCTCGCGGGCCTTTTCGACAGCGGTATCAAAATCGCGGGCGAGGTTACAGATGTAAGTGTCTTTGAAGAACCCGGCTTCGGGAACAGAGACAACGTGACGAAGGGTGCGCATCGCGTTCAATGCGCCGGAAGAAATGTAGTAGAACTTGGAGGGGATCATGTGTGGCTCCTTTCGGGATTGCTATCGCTTACAACTCATATATAAGCGATAGCAAGATGATTTTCAAGCCCTACACGAAAAAATCCGTGATTTTTTTCTGAGGTGCGCGCCCAGTTCTGTATAGCAAAATCTCTCTAGCCGACTTAGCCTCATATCCATCTTCTGTCAGCTTTCTCCTGCCCGCAGTGTAAGTGACATCTATGTGTATGTGGTTCATAGACCGCTTATTTTTAGAGAACCAGTTATCGTCATCCCTGTTACTCAGCATTACGGTTTCGCACGTATCAGCAAAATCAAGAAGGTCTGATAACATATCATCATTGAATGAGTTCGAATAATCGGCAAAGCTATCCCGATATGGCGGGTCTAGAAAGAAAAATGACTTAGGATCAGCCGAAGTTGCACAATCCTTCCAGTCGCCCGACATAATATTAACATTCTGAAGAATGGCGCTCCAATGTTCAATAAGTTGTCTATCATACACACTATGCGTTTGATTCAGAAGACCTGACGGCGTTCCATATCTACCGTTGGTGTTTTTGTTAACCTGATATATCCCGTTGAACCCGGTCTTCATCAAAAAGTATAAAACGCCTGCTTCCTTCACCTTAGACCACGATTCGTAATCATAGGCATGTTGATGACGAACATCAAAGTAAAAAGACTTTCGGTCTTCCTTACTCATGGGAATATACTTAGCTTGCAGACCATCGACAACAGAAACAAACACATCCTTATCGTCTCGGATGCTCTTATAGATATTCATCACGGATTCGTTTACGTCATTTATCCACACATTTTTTGGCGAATATATATTCATGACATACCCAAACATAGCCCCACCGCCAAAAAAAGGTTCGCAGTAGCTTTCAATTTTTTCGGGCATGTATGGCTCATAATGCTTCAAAAGCTTACCTTTTCCGCCAGCCCAAGTAAATATAGGTTTCATAAATTTCCCTTCCAGTATTTCATTGAAAACCGTTTCCATGATGCGCAAGATTCTATCCTGTGAAAACCCATTTTCTGATAGATAGCAGCTATTTCCGTTTGGGTTGTATACGTCAAATCCTTTGGGGTGAGCGACATTTAAGGTTTTTTCAACGACCTCACCCTTACGTGATCCATCCCCTGAACAAAACGTGACATAGTTCACATTGAGGTTAATAGATACACATATATAGTTGTTCTTGAACCACCTTTCAATAGCATTCCCCCTAACATCTTGTTTTTTAGACTCGAAGGCGGCAACAAGTCTACCGTTGTAATACCAGAGGCCACCATCAGGTTCACATGCACCGATGCCACCGGGTATTTCATCTGGGGACAACTTTTTCTTGCGAATGAGGCCGCGCGATGCATACTTTCGCGACAGATACTCCGAAGCGAATCGAAGATTGTCTTCAATAAGTGTAGCCTCTTCATCTTTAGCGACCATACCCTTTTGGATGCCACCTCGAAATCTCTTTTTATCTGGTTTTAGCATGAACACTCCTTATGCATAGATTCATTATATCAAAAGACGTTTGAATGTCAACCCCCAAACGCAAAAAACCTCCAGATTTTACTCTGGAGGTTTTCGAATTCTGGAGCGGGCGATGGGGTTCGAACCCACGACATCCAGATTGGAAATCTGGCGCTCTACCAACTGAGCTACACCCGCATAGTTGCCCGTCTCTCCGAGCCGTCACACCGATTCTTTATCGAAACTCTGCACGTTGGTGTAACGTGGGTTGGACTCGTATCGCATACTATCCACAAGTTAGTTTGCTGGATGGTCTGTGGACCTCAACGATACTATCTCAACCTTTATCAATAGTGTAGGTTGCCCTACAAGCTTGTTTGCAGTATCCACCCAAAAGCTTTATTAAGTGTTATTTACCCAATCAAGAATCTCATCCTTGAGTTGTTCGGTCGGAACATACCGTTGCTTGACCTTATCCCATTCCCGCCTGTTAGTAATATCTGTTCCATATTTTGAAACCATTTGATACACTCTTGGCAAAATGTAGGTAAAGAGAAGAACGTCATCTTTACGGGTTTGTTCAACATTGGAGTAAGGAACTCCAGCAAGGTACGCACGTGCTAGAAAGGTTGCACGATTTTCGTTTCTGACATCCCAGCGACGGTGATGATTCAAAGAACGATACGTGTGATGCATTTCGTACACGTTGATATCGTTCTGTCCTGTTGCCCGAATCTTTTCCAGTTTGCGACGAACACGTTCTAGTTGCTTTCGCTCTTCAAACCTGATGATTCGTGCTTCTTCGCCCAGATGCTTTGATTTAACTTTCAGTTCGATTGACATTTGTATTTCCTATTCGTTTCGTATTCATATTATGCGTTTCATCCAAAGAAACGATTAGGGTGGCGGTCTAATCTACATCATTTCGTAGCCTTTCTTTGTTTAGTTTGGTGGCTCCACTCGGAATCGAACCGAGACTTGACGGGCTAGAATCCACTGCACTACCTTTATACTATAGAGCCATTATTAACAGGATCATCTTGTTTGCTATATCCGAGCTAAAGTTGCTGAACTGATCCTAAACCATATAAAAGGAGGCACCGCAAGCCTTTTACCCGTTGTAGCTTGATCTGGGGTGTTGCTATCGGGACTAGACCAACACCAAATCCAAGACGATGCATCCATTTATATGGGGTGCCCTATAACCACCGGATATTCCAGAAAGTCATTTGATTTCTTCCCACACCGACACCCAATGTAGGGATAGACTGTTACAATACCACATATACTATCAACGGTCTAACTTCGTCTATGTGACCTCAACATTTAGAGGATTTAACACGGAATCCTTTCCGGACCCGGAAGCGACAGAAACTAATTCGGCTCTATTTACATCGGTGTTGTTCTCCGAATACCTAAGTTAGTTTCTATCTAGACCCCAAAAAGGGGACTTTTGGTCTGGACGGCAGGACTCGAACCTGCGGTCTTCGGTACCCAAAACCGACGCTTTACCACCTAAGCTACGCCCAGATTATTATGGTGCTGGTGGTGAGACTCGAACTCACGATGAGGTTTCCCTGACGGATTACAAAACCGTTCCAATCGCCGCTATGGGACACCAGCATTTATCTTTGTTTTTATTGCAGACCAATCTAACTCGCATTTATTTAGAATGATCACTCTTATTTCATTTTGTTCTTCTACTAAACTTATTTTTTCTTTGTCACTAAACCCAAGCGAAGGATTGATATTATTTATCAAAAAATCGTTCTTTGGGTCTAAATAAACATCAAACGCTGGAAGATAGATATCTGGGGTGTAAGTCCTATTTTTCCCATTTGGGTCTAAATAGTCAAATCTTTTACAGGTATTCCATTCTATCCCATTTTCATCTAGGCTTTTAGCAA